CTGTAGCGTCGCACATGGTTTGGTCTTATTTCGCGGATGGTTTGGAACACTTTTAGAGCAAATATACCTAGGTTATATCGTCATTTAAACCGGGTTTAAACGTGTCGTAGTGTCGTAGTTAAAGTGAATTAAAACACCCCCATCATGCCGAGCATGTCTTGCTGCATTTTGGGGCCTGCGGCTGCCTTGTCATTCCAGATCAGGAGTTCCATAGCGTCGGTGCCGCTGCCGCCTCCTACTGTGTATTTGATCGGGCGGGTTTCCATGTGGAAGCCTGCGAACTCGGCGCGGATGTCCGGGTGGTCGTTGATGCTGATGATCATCGCTCCTTGAACGCTTCTGGCCAGGCTGGCCATCGTTTGAAAGTGCTCCCATCCAAACTCGCAGCCGTAGCCTGCGGTCTCCCAATACGGGGGATCGAGATAGTGCAGTGTGTGGGGGCGGTCGTATTTCTCCACTACCTTTTCCCAGCTCAGGTGCTCGATGTAGGTGCTTTGCATGCGCAGATGCGCTGCGCTCATGTCTTCCTCCAGGCGAAACAGGTTCAGCCTGGGCGGTGTGGTGGTTGCTGTGCCGAATGTTTGATCATCGACCTTGCCACCGAATGCGAGTTTTTGCAGGTAATAGAAACGCGCAGCGCGCTGAATATCGGTGAGTGTTTCGGGCGGTGTGGCCTGATGCCAGTCGTAGATTTTGCGGCTGCTGAGCGCCCATTTGAACTGCCTGACAAGCTCTTCCGGGTGATGCTTGAGCACCCGGTACAGATTAATCAGTTCGTTGTTGACATCGTTGAGCACCTCAACGTGCGCCGGTGGCTTGGCGAAATACAGCGCACCAGCCCCTGCGAAGGCTTCAACGTAGCATTCGTGCTTGGGGAATTTCGGCAGAATCCAGTCTACCAGGCGTGCTTTGCCGCCCATCCAGGGAATTACGGGTTTGACCTGCATGCTGCCTCCGTCATAGGCTCTACCGGCTGTGTACACAGTGGCGAGGCCATTGGTTTCTGCAGGTGCGTTGTCACCTAAAGAAGCGGTCATTCCGGTGTTGCTGCACCGGGGTGGTCGCCTCGTCTTACTTATCGCTTATCCACTACAGCCGACAGGTCTAAGGTGCTTGTCGAGTAAGTGATTGTCATTGTTGCCCCAGGTGCGCTACCACCCATAGTCGCCTGTAGCCGCAATTCTATTCGGTAGGTTTCTGTGCCCGTTATTTCGAAGCTGTCGTTGGCACCAAAAACATCCTCGTTTCCAGACGTCGGAAACGGGGCTTGAGCTGCACCTTTGCCGCCGCCTTGTTTGTATAGTGTCCGGGATTTTTGATAGTCAAAATGACCCGTGTCTGTACTGTCTCGCAACTGCATAGTGAGATAACTGCCGGTATAGAGGGTGCTACCGGAATAGCTCACAGACTCAAACAATATATTGCCGTTGGAGTTATAGATGACTCTGTCCCCCGCACTGAGAGCGCCTAGATTTATCGACGCCAACACAATGGTTTCGTACCCGGCGTTTATATCTTTCTGTATTAGCCACTCATCGCTATTAACGGGCAACACGGTGTCGTGATGGTGTTCCGATACTGCATTTGCAACCAGTCCCGATGTTGTAACCAATGCGGGTTCGAACGTGTAGGTTTCCAGTCTGGAGTTAGCCGATACATTGCCGCTAGTGTCAACCAAAACCACGCCGATGGTGTGTTCCCCGGCGGGGATCTGGTTGGTCTCCCAGGGGACAGATTTAATCAAGCCAGTGTGTAGCAGTATGCCGCCGTTGGCGACACTGAGGTCGTCGTAGTTTGAGTGGATGCCAGCGCGGGCGCGGAATTCGTAGCCTGCAAAATCAACCGGCAGTTCGCCACTGATCGTGACTTCAAGCTTGCGATTGCTGGTGGGCAGTTCGGTGATGGTGAGGTCAGTTGGCGAAGGTGGCGGGCTGGTTTTGCCGATAACGGTATGGCCGTTGAGATACACCCAACTGCTGCGCTGGACCAGGGTGTTGACGGTGCGCACGCGCATGTCGTAGCTCTGGCCGTCGATGACGCCGACGATGTACTGATCTAAGGCGCGCGCAGGGGCTGCGGGTGTCCATGCTGAAAACGCGCTGAGTTTGTACTCAACTTCAAACTGTGCGGCGAATGCGTCGTTGTTTTGCCAACGCAGGTATATGCGGCTGAGCAGCACACCGGCGTTGATTACTACATGCGTCTCGCCGCTCTCTGCGTACAACAGGCTGGGCGGCACGACGTAGCTGGGGCTGGGCATGGTGGTGTTGGGTGCCAGATCGTAGCGAGTGGCCTCACCGTCGTTCCAGTCGTAAACCCCACTGGCGTATTCTTGCAGCAGCAGGTTGGCGCCGCCATCAGCCAGGCCCCACTTTTTCACGTGAAACAGTTTTTGCGCCCAACCGAGTTCGTCAATAGTGACCGGCACGACGTCGCCCACTGAATACTGCAAAGCCTTGTATTTTGCCGGGAACACCACGTGCAGCGCCTGGCGGGAATCTTCAAGTAGAATTTTGCCGAGACGCTGGCAGCGGGTTTGATCATCAGCGAGTGGTAGCTGTATCTCCTGGATGATCTCTTCACCATCCTCGGCGGCATAGGTCGGGTTTTTGTGCGGCGGGAAATCGGTGTTTTGATGGTGGTTTAAAGGATCAATAAAGGTGCCTTTAACGCCGTTAAAAAGCTCGCGGCGTGGTGCGCGGGGCGCAAACAGGATGTCGTCGCGAAGGTCGTCGGCATTTAGCTCAGGCTCGTAGGGTTGGGCCACCGCTTGGCCTGAGATGATGTGCCACTGGCCGTGCTGCCAGACGGCTTGGCCAGCGCCGTAAACCATCATCGCTTCGAGTGTTTCAATGCGGCTGCCGTCCATGAGTATCACGCCGTTCATTGTGTAACGCGGCTGCGTGCCAGCGCCAACCGTGACGCCCTCGTCGCAGTTGTTGGCCGATGCGATCCATTTTGCGCTCTCGATCTCGCTCGTTTGCACACCAAAGCCATAGCTCTGACGCATGTAATCGGCGACGCACAGCGCCCAATTGTTGCTGTATTTCGTGAGTGTGTCGCGCGGGTCGTAGATGTCGTTCTTGCCCGTGATGTCGACAGAAATATTGGGCACGCCGTTGGGGTATGCATCGGTATTAAACGCCAAGCGGCAATAAAGATAGGCGCAGCCGCGCAGGCGATGGTTTGCCGTCCACTCGGGCACTTCGGCAACAAGGTCGGCATCGGCGGACTGGCTGCTATCGCCGAGATGTTTGTTGATGCGGTACGCCGTGGCGGCTTGTTGCGTGACGCGAACATAAAATATGTTGCTCACGCCCACTACGGCAAACGATACGCCCGCCGTGGCACCGGTGATTTGTATCTGACCGTTGCCGATGTCAGCGGCAATGTAGTCGGGTTCGTCATCGATGAGGGTGGCCAACGCACCGATGCTGGCTGCCGAATGTGTTGTGCCAGCCACTTCGAGTTGATAGCCGCCCGCAGCGTCACCGCATTGCACCGTGACAATGTGCGGCGTGTTGAACTGATCCCACTCGCTGACCGGGCGGTCGTTGAAATACACCTGGTCCAGCGATTGAACGCGATGGCCCGCCACGGGTATGACTAAATGCAGGTATTGTTGCTGGTCACCAGTGACAGCTGCAAAAACAATCGGCCCGGAAACTCGCGCGGTGCCGTAAACAAGCTGGCGCGGGGCGTCGCTCTGGCGGAACATCACCGTGCGGCCTTTTTGCTGGATGCCGTTGTTGTTGCCGCCGGGTTTGTTGGCGAAGACCTGATTGACTGCCTGAGTTGTGGCGTAAAGGGCCAGACTGTTGAAAAAAACCTGTTGAAACGCCACAGATGTGCCACCTGTCGCGACAGCCAATGTGGCCGTAATAGCTGCCTGTGTCACTGCCTCTGACATGTTCTATACTCCGACATCAGGTTATGGAGAAACTGTTATGAATAAGGTGCTGTTTTTTATTGCGTGCATGGTTTGCGGTAGCGTTAATGCTGACAGCGTTACTGAGCCGGTCGTAAGCCCCACCGGCTGGTCAAGCCAAAACAAACCGCAGCACAGCGTGGCGATCACTCGCGCCATGAAAAGCGCCGCGACGGAGTGCAACGGCGGCTTTAACATCAACGAGCAGTACGTTAGCAAGGCCGGTGAGGACTGGTTTTTTGTGCTCGATTACACCTGCCGCCCGGATGACGCGCCACCCAGCCTGTAGGCTTAAACCACCCACGCCTGAATCCAGTCGCGCATTGGTATCGTGGCGACACCATCCGGCCCTGCCGCCACTGCCGTTTTACCGGTGCAGATGGCCAGCGCCTTGCCGGTAACGACCCGCACCAACAACAAATCACCCACTTGAGCAAACATGGGCAGCATCGGCTGGCCGAGCTGTTGTTTTACCGCCCCTTCCAGCGTTTTAATGAAGCGGTTTTGTTTGAGCATGAACGCAGCCTCTTTTTTGCTGTTGTAGCGGCCATGCCATTGCTGCATCAAATCTTCCCCGGTCATCGACTCAATGCATGCGGCGGCAAAATGCGCGCAGTCGTGGGTGCCCCAATCGAACGGCTTGTCGCGTAACTGCTCGATGGTTTTGTGCAGATCGGCGCGCCAGTTGTCGTGCCGGGTGAGTACGACTTTAGCGCCGGAGCGCTTGCGGCCTGCCATCAGCACTTGATTCATCGCGGCCCCCATACCAACTCTTTGTTCGGCATTTCGCTGACGAATTCAAAACCCAGGTCGCCGGGGTATTGCGCCTGCTGCTCGGCGTTGGTGTAGCGGACGGTGCGTGGGCGCTCCCAGTCTGCGAGGCGGTTTTCGATGCTTAGCGTGAGGGTGTTTTTTTCGCCGATCTGGCCGTCGAGCGTGTCCATGCGCCCCGTCCAAGGGCCGATGGGTTCGCCGATGATTTGTAGCGTGTCGGGGTTTAAAAAAGCCACGCGAAGCAGCGCGGCCCGGCCCTGTATGTGTTCTTGCAGGGCGATGCTGACCAGTGCGGGGTTGAGCCCGTTTAATTCAAGCTGCACACCCCAGGCTTGCAGCTCGCCCGATTCTTCAATCTCCGAAATGCCGCCCAGATCACCCACGCCCAGGTAGGTGTTGCCGTTGAAGACAATATCACCGACGGCGCTGTGGGCGTAGACCATACCTGCGGGGAAGTCGAGATCGACCATAATGATTTGGCTAACGCTAGACTGATCTAGCTCGGCAAGGACGTCGGGGTGTACGGTGCGGCTCATGCGGTGATGTCCTCAATGAACGTGATTGAAGTGCCGCTCAGGTACCCGGTTTGGGTAATTTCCCCCTCGTTGTTGCTCGCCAACATCATCACGCTGGTGCAATAGCTCGTGCCTAAAACGAGCAAATCAGCAGGGCTTGAACGCAGCGGTGGCATAAACTCGATAGTGGCTGCGCCGGTGCCGTCGCTGTCGACGTCGGCGGTGAGCACCTTCTGTTCTTCGCCGATCTGAATGCGGTCACCGGCCACCATTAAGCCCGTGGTGCTTAGCGGCCAGTTGTTGGTGTTGAGGCTGTTGCCGCTCTGGCCTGCGCCGCTGACGCGCGGCGTAAAACCGGCATGGCCGACGCCCTGGGTAGTCTCGCGCCCGTGGTGCCAAACCCTCACGCGATGCGCCAGGCCGTTGAGCTTGGCCAGCAGCGATTCGAGCACGCGAATCTCGCCGGGTTTCAGCGCCTGCACTTGCAGGGTGGCCTGCCAGGTCGTGCCTGGGCGAGTGTTTGTTGTGATGGCACCGCTGAGTGGGCTTTTGTGCGCGGCGGCATTGCTGACCAGCGTCCAGCGGATCATCCCAGGCCGAACAGCGGTGGGCCAGTCGTAAATATTCATGCGCGGCGTCCTGTTGCGCGGGCCATGCTGCCGCCGTTGTTGAGCTGGCGTTGCAGCTCCTGCTGCTGCTGACGCCCGATCTCGGCCATGCGCTGCTCGATGAGCGCGCGGTCGCTGGCGTTCACACCGCGCAGGTCGTTGTGGTTATTGATAACCACCGTGGGTGCGGCGGGTGCGGGTGCGGCGGTTACTGAAGCAGCGCGGCCTGCCGGGGTTAGGCCGTCGATCTGATTGATGATCTGCTGGGACAGCAGGCTGCCGGTGTTGTCAATGCTCGGCGTGGCGCTAAACGCGGCATCAATGGCTTCAGGTGCGGGTGCTGCGCGGCCTGCCGGAGTTAGGCCTGAATTCTGATCAATGATCTGCTGTGTTTGCTGGCTGCCGGTGTCGGTGCTGTAAGTGCTTGAGGTGGTGCCAAACGCGGAATCCATGATTTTCTGCACCGGCTGTTGCAGGTATTGCTCGTAATTAATGCGCAGCAATTCGTCGATAATGGTGTCAACGAATGAACTTAGCGATAGCTCGGCATTTTTGACCGAATCGACCCACGCATCTTCAAAGGCCCCGGCTGCACGGTCGCTGGCCTGCTGCATGCGGTCGAATGCCTCCTCAGCATCGTCGGCCATGCCGTTGATTTCGGCCCAAGCTTTTGTGCGGGCGCGGGTGGCGGTGTCTTCGTTAATAGCGTTGGCTTCGAGCAGTTTATTGATGCGCTCGATACGCGCCTCGTACAACTCAGTGGGGTTCAGCAGCGAGCGGGTCAGCGCTGCGCCTTCGCTCATCAGTCGATTGTGCTCGGTGCGAGCTGCGTTGGCCTCGCGTTGCGCAGCGGCCTGGTTAGCTCGTTCGGCGCGGCTTTCTTGCTCCAGCTCACGCTCTCGCAGCTCGATTTTTTCGGCCAGCAGGCGCACGTTTTCAATCTGCGCCGGGGTCATTTCAAGCTGCTGGGCTTTGTAAACGGCCAGCTCAATATTTGTCATGCCCAGGGTGTCGCGCTCGCGCTCCAGCTCGGCGATGTATTTTTGCACGTTGTTAATGCGCTGGTTTTCGTCGTCGCCGTTGCGCAGCTGCTCAAGCTCCTGCTCAGCAGCCGCCAGCGCCAGGCGGGCGTCGGTGAGTTCCTGGGTTTTGTCAATTTGGTCTTGACGGTTTTTTGCGAGGCGTTCGTCATCACCTGCGTTACTGCGAGATTTTTTCGGGCCTTCAAGCGACTCATCCAGGTCGCCTTCAAGATCGAGAATCAAATCGCGCAGCGCGTTGATGTCGGCTTCTGCGTTGCGCACCTGTACGTGATGCAGGTTGTCGACCATGCTTTCAAAGCGGCCTTCGAACCCATCAATAGCCTCCTCGCCGCGCATGAACGCGCTCACCATCGGGCCAGCAATCGCGCCGCCGATGGCCAAGACCGCGCCGACCATCGCGCCAGTTGGGCCGAAAACACTGGCGAGCTGCGAGCCCTGCTGCGTCAGCACCACCATTGGATTGACGCCCATTTGGAGCTGCACCGCCATATCCTGCAACTGATAACCAAGCTGGGTAGTTGCACCGCGCATCATGCCCATGCTTTTGCCAGCTTTTTTTGTTCTTTCCTTGTGATTGTTGAGTTTTTTGTTGGTTTTGTCAGTCTCCCTACCAAGTCGCTGCTGAGAGTCACTGAGCTGATCTAAATCGTCAGCTGTATTGTCCGACTGTTTGCCGAGGCGCTTTTGTGTGTCGCTTTGCTGATCCAGTTTACGCTTGGTTTTGTCGGTTTCATTGCCGAGGCGCTTTTGTGTGCCGCTTTGTTGATCAAGCTCGCCCTTGGTTTTGTCGATTTCCTGACCCAGGCGCTTCTGTGTGTTAGCGAGAAGAGCCTGCTTGCCCGTGGTTTTCTCGGATTCCTTGCCTAGTTCTACAATGCCCTCAATTACGCCCATCATGCCGTTTTCTGTGGCAGTCAAACGCAACCCAACCAATATTTCACTCATGCTCGTTCCCCGAGTGATACTCGCTCACGGCGGCGAATTCCATTTTTTGCAGATTGGCAAACAGGGCTTTCATATCGTGGTTTTTATCTGCCGTATAAACGAGGTTTAAATAGGCGTTAACGCCCGCGTAATCGAGCCCAGTCAGGCCCTGCCGCCACTGCGTATCCAAGGCCAAAAAGTGGCGGACGGTTTCCCAATTTTCGGGGTGTACCCAAAAAACCGGGGCAGCATTTTCAAGCCCCATCTCGCCGGGGTCGAGCCCGAAAGCTTCGGCATCGGCGGCGGATTCATCAGCACCGCTGTTGCGTTTTATTTGCGCCGCCCAAAATCGAGCGGCTTTTGTTAGTTTTTTGCGGCCCGTCCTGCCGCGCACTGGCGGTAGCCGAGATACAGCGCTGCGCGCACGTAGGGAATGTTGAGCAGCTTGTTGAGGTTTTCGGTGCTGTATTCTAGCTCTGATCCATCTTCGGCATGAATGTCGCGCCAGCCTTTAATCAGATCAACGTCGGGTACACTGTTGGCCGTGTCGTCGATGTCGCCAACGTCGCCCACGGCATATTTAATCGTGATCTCGTGCGGCTGGGTTTTTCCGCCGTCAATGGGGACGTGGATGATGACCGGCCACTCAACGACCAGGGGGGATGTTTGAAGTTTGAACATGGCCGCCTCTAGTGGTTTCGGAGTTTAAAGAGATACTCAAACTCGGCTGTGAGCGCAAAATCAATGTTCAGCATCGCCGTGCCATCCTGGTTGCCGTATTTGGTATCAATTATCTGTGCCGAATCACCCCACGAGACAACAGAAGCCCTCGCCCCTATAGGCCCATGATTTACAGCGTACCGCTGCAGTGTTTCGCCCGTCTGTTCGGCCCAAAAATTGCGTGTGGCGACGCTGGGAGCCAAAATGCTCATGCTGGCCCGAGGTTTGCGGTCAGTGATAACGATCTCCTCTACCCCGGTTAAATCTCTGTGCTGTACCTCATTACCCATGTCAAAACTAAACGAATGGGCAGAGACATTAACCGCACCGATAGCTGCCAGCGTGTTGGCGGCATTCATTGCCAAAGGCTTGGGCTGATTGGTGAAGGTGACCGCCGTTTGAGACTGCTCAACCGGCGCGGCATAAAGCGCCATTCCGGTGAACTCGCTCATGGGCACCTTTCCCGATGTGCCAGAAACCTTTAGATTGCCGCGCACACCGACCAGCTTGTGCAACTGAGTGTCGATATTGATGTACAGCGTCATTGACTCTTCAAGCGATTCGATAGGCAAATAGTCAACCGCGTCAACCTCGATAGTTTCAGCGACGCCGCAAGCACGGTAAACAGCCGCAAACCCTGGTGGCGTGGTGGCCGTGCCGGAGCCCACAAACGGAATCTTAAAGCGAATGCCGATGCCTTTTTTTGCTAACACATGAACGCTGTCACCAATCCGGCCACTGGCTCGCTGGTACTCATCGTATTCAGCGACGAGTGGGGTCAATTCGACGTCGTAGGCAACCAGTGCGTTAGCACCTACGGTTGGCACGGGGTCTGTTCCGTAGGTAGTTTCGATTTCCGCCAAAACTGTTTTTTTAGCCCACTTCATGCTTCAACCTCCGGTTCCGGGTTTGCGGGTTCGGGCTCGCCTATTTGGGCGGGCGCGGTGCGCTGCACGAGTTGCAGTGATCCATCGGGCTGGCGGGTATAGCTGCCACCCTGGGTCGGTTGCTCAAATGGTTGTTCGGGCGTTTCTGTGCTCATTGTTGAACTCCGGGGTGGTAGATTGAGGTGGTGGTTCTGTAGCTGTCCTGCCACCAAATAGTTGACTCGTTAAATTGCTGCAAGCGACCGGCAGCCGCTTCCACGGGGCTGTCGGCGTCGGCTGGCTGCCAGGCGACCAGCAGATCGCGCAATGCCAGGCGCTTTTCTCGCAGCTCGTCAAGGTGCTGTGCGCCAGAGCTGCTGCCCAGGTGTTTAACGGCCAGCAATATCGCGACAGTTTCGGTCTCGGTTTGATGCACGCCCTCGGTGCCGAGAATGTTTTTACCCGGCGCGCCCGCCTGGGGGATTAAAAACGCAACCGGGGTGGTGCGATATTCAGCGCGCGCGGCGGCAAAATCAGCGGCAACGCCGACTTTACGAAACAGCTTCGACTGGTCGATGCGCGCCTGCCACAGATTCAAATCAAGCGGCATCAGAAGCCTCGCCGGTTGCGGTTGGTGAATTGGCGGCCAGATTCAGCAAACACCGGCTCGCCAATAGCGGCTGCGCTGGCATCGTTGCTGCCGGGTAGTTCCAGCTTGCCGTCGCGAATATCGCGCAGCAGGGCGCGGGCGCGGTTGCCTGCGTTGGTCACTGCGGCGTTTTCGATGTCGTCATAAAGCTGCACGCGAACCAGATCGCAGCTCAGGCCCGTCAGCAACGCCGGTACCGTGCTCAGCGGCAGGCTGTAACGAGTGCCGATGTGCGCGTCGATGATGGCATCGGCATCGGCGATGGCGCGCGCCACAGCGGCATCGTCGATCTGGCCGAGGTTTTCGTCGTCGGTCAGCTCGCGCAGCTCGGTTTCGCCGAAGCGCTCAATCAGATCAGTGGTTGTGCAGTAGCTCATGCGCCATCCGGTTTTATCAGCAAATAATCAAACTGCTCTTTTTTCGCACCGTCCTCGCCGTAGGTCGCGGTCACGGTCAGGCGGCGACGTTCGCGGCTGCCGCTGCCCTGCATCGCGTTGTGCGTTGCGCCAATCTCTAAAGTGAAGCTGCTGGCAGCGACTAACGAGGTATCGCCAACGACTTGACTGCCGTTAATCACATCCAGGCGGTAGCTGACGCTGGCCGGGGTTTCGGCGGCGTTGTTGTCATCAGTGAACGTAATCTCAAGCGGAAGCGACTCACCGGCGATAACGATTTCTGTGTTCATCAGCTAAAAGTGATCGTTGCGTCTAATGTCCAAACTTGCCCGCTAGCTTTGGTGCCCTGGTTCGACACGCGGCGATTCAAATGCACGTCGCCCGCTGTGGCACCGTTAACAATTGCCAGCTCATTCCAGTTGAAGTTGGCGTCGTTGGCACCAAAGACGCTGCGAAATGTGATTGTCTGATTGCTGATTTGCGGATAACCGGCTTCAACCGCTTGATAGTATTTGTTGGTCACGGCCTGCAGGCCGGTCTGGGTCGCCACAGCCGCTGTGTTGCTGTCACCCACGGCAAGGGCCGCGTTGGCATTACCGAAGTGCGCCGCCGCAGCGCCGGTGAGCAGATTCAACAGGGCGGTGATGCCGCTGTTTAACAGCAGGTTTCGTTCAAACACGCTGGCGGACAGCAGCGGGCCTTTGCGGTAGTCAGCCTCGCTGGCGTAGCGTTCGATCCGCCATTTGATTTTGTAGCCGATGTGGTCTTGCATATCAGGGCCTCAGTGCAGTCGGGTGATGTTGATCCGGTGCGGATGCAGCCGGGTGATCTGAACAGTGTGTGGGTAAAGGCGGGTGATGGTGATGTACGCAATCTGGCTCTCTGCATCAAAAGCCACCGCTGCGTCCAAGCCCGTCATAGTGTCGGCGACTTGCAGCAGCGCCTCAACAACCATCGACTCTGCTGCGATGGCGTTATCCGCGAGGCTGAGCTGGGCAGAAACCGTTAACGCATCATTCGCCGTGGCGGTATCGGCAATCGTTTTGAATATTTGCTGAATCGCATTGACCGCGTCGGTGGCGGTGGCGGTGTCAGCAACCTGCAGGCTGGCGGCAATAAAAAACGCATCATTGGCCAGGCTGGCATCGCTGATTTGCAAACTGACCAGTGCGGGCGCTGTCACATCGCTGGCGCTGGCGCTGTCGGCTACCGACGCCGATACGGACAGCACGGCAGCATCTGAAGCCGTTGCGCTATCACTGACCGATTTCATGATTGCAGCCGCGAGTGCAAGACTGCGGCCCAGGGCAAAGGTGGCGAGCGGTGCGCGAATCATTGGCCCACCGCCTGAATATCTGCAATCGCTGCGTCGATCAGGTCACGATCCAGTGCGTAGTTGCCGCCCGATATTGACAGCCTGGCAGCCGTCTCAACGCTGCTCATGTAGGCCGCGATTTCGTGCCATGCGCTGGATTTCGCCTGCCACTCTGCCGCCAACGCGGCGGGGTCGATGCCGTTGATGTCGATTTCCATCTGCAGATAGGTGCCGACAGTGCCGTCATTTAAATAGGCAGCAGCTTCGGCTTCTTTGGCGCGGTATTCAGCGTCCTTGCCCGGTGCTGAGGTCACGAACTCGGTGCGCTTTGCGGCCTCAGCCGCTTTTAGTTCAATCAGCAGGTCGTCGCGGTAGTCATACGCATTAATGAATATTTGCGCCTCGTCTTCACGAGCGAGGTCGATGCAGTGAAAGCTGCCGTCACCGTGCTGAATAACGTCCAGCCCGGCTGCGCGCAGCGCTTCAACCAGGCCGTGTCCTTTTTCGATCCAATTAATCATGCGGCCTCCAACATGGCCATGACATAGCCATAGGGATAGCCGTCAGAAATAGACGCGGTGGCGTATTCGGGGTCGACACTGCCGGTATCCCAGCCCGAGCCGGAGAGATTCACCATCGCCAGGCTGCGGTTTGTCACCGTGTTGACGCGGCTGCCCAGCGGGCTGAGCCCGACGGTGTCTGCATCAATTTGGCTTAAGCCCCAATTCGTATCGCTGACAATGCCCACATACACCCAGGTGGCGGCGGGGATTTCCACGCCCGTCACGGCGCGGACACTTTTTGCGCCGGTGCTGCCGATAACCGCAGAGGCGTCAATTTCAAGCAGCAGCGCGCCGGGCAGGACATCATCGCGCATCAATGCAATGACGCACTTGGCCGTGCTACCGCTACTCGCAGCGCTGCGAACTTCAAACGACAGGCCGTCAATCGTCATGCGTTCGGTTGTTTCGAACGGCATCAGATACAAGGTGTTCGCTGAGGGTGAGTGGCTGCCGCCGTCATTCATCGCCATGTGTCGACTGCAAACGCCGTAGCCGTCCTGGTTGGCGCGGTGAATTTTGGGCATCGGCGCGCGCTGCGTGCTTGCAGTGGGCATAATGCTGATGGTCGCCGATCCGGAGAGGTTCAGCGGCGTAGCGCCGGTGGTGGTTTTACTGCCGCTGACCAGTGTTTCAATGATGCGGGGGCGCGTGATCGTGTTAGCGGTTTGATCAAAGGTGCCAACGCCAATTTCCATGTCATCACCGTCTTCTATGACGTAATCCACATAGCTGCCATCGAGTACCGCCCCGTCGAAGGTGCTGAATCGCGCCGACACGGCACCGCCCAGCGTGACGGGGCCGGTACCGGTGGTTGCAGTGCTTTCGGAGATGGCGTTGGCAAGCATGGGTTATTCCGCTGCGTTGAACTGCGCCCAGGCTTTATCGCGTAAAGCGGCGTTGATTTGCACACCCAATACCCGCTCAATTGCGGCCACCTCAGGCTTGCCGGAGGTGGTGTAGTCTTTGTCTCGGTCTAAACCGGCAATGACGTCAACGACAGCCTCCACCGTGACATCGCCGGTCTTTTGCGCAGCATCTGGCAACGTCACCACTTCGAGCATGGGCTCAGTGCGCAGGGCTTTCAGTTGCGCTGGCGTGAATCTATCGACAGGCACAACGGTTGTGCCGTGCCAAGCGCGATCCGCGCGGCGAAAGCCTTCGCGCAGCGCGGTAACTTGAATGGACTTTGATTGCGGCATTGCGCTCTCCAAATAGGTCGGCAATCCCTTGCCTCGTTAAGCGCGAGCTTCTGCTCGCTTTGGTGGTATTGGGTTTTTTTCAACCCTCAGCGAGGGCTCAGAAAAACCCGGTGGCAGCCAAGCCACCGGGAATCCATCAACGATGGTGGAGATTAGCCTGCGCCGGTGGAGCCGCCCGCCAACTGCCACAGGCCGAAGCCTGCGTTGCCGCGCGCCTCTGCGCCGAACTTGTAGACGCCCTTGCTAAAAACATCGTCAGCGCTCATGTCGGTCTGGCTGACAAATACCGGGGCTTTGCGTTCCTGGAACACAAACGGCTTGACCGGCTTGGTGGCGTCGATCAGAAACCAGGCTGTATCACTGGTCAGGCGTGCGTCGGCGACCACCTCGGCGGTGCCCCGGTAGGGGTTTGGCTTGCCATCCTCAAGGCGCTCGTTAGTCATTAACGAGTTAGCAAGGTCTTCAAGTGCCGTTGGTACCAGCAACACATTGGGCATGACGTTGAGCGGGCGGCCTTCGGCGTCTTTTTGCCCTTTGATCAAGGTGCGTAGCGCGCCGTAACTGGCTTTGGCGTTCGCGAGGGTGTCTATTGCCAGGGCTGCGGTGATTTTGTTGCTGGCCGAGGCGTCGCCTACCGGGTGATCGGTATCGAAAAAATACTGGCCGTCATAGCACAACGCGGTAAAGCCTGAGTTCACCACATCGAATACCAGCTCATCGGGCCACTGCTGAGCGGAATATCCCGCCATTTGCGCCTGCGGGCCATAAATGCCGAGATTGTCGTCTTCGACGTGATCGCGTTCCACCTTGACGGTGGCCTCAAAAGGGTGGTTTTCGATGGTGTACTTGAAGGCTTCCAGGTTTTTGATGTATTTGTCACCAATCCAGCGGCGCATTTTCGGGAAGCTGCTCAACCATGTGTAATCATTCTGGCCCGAGGTTGATGGAACGCGCATGGCGAACTTCGGCCATTTCGGCTCGGACGCGGCAAACGCGTTGTTAAATTCGGTTTTTAACGCTGTGAAAACCGCTGTCAGGGTAGCTTTGTTGACTAGCATTTTTTCTCTCCAGTGAGATGATCAATAAAGTGGCTGGGCTTACAGGCCCATTCGAACCCAAACGCCTTCCGAGTCGATAGCCACAACCTTGCCTGCGGCTGAGCGCGTGCCGGTGCCGTCCGTTTTGGCGACCGTCTGGTCATCGACGATGTAGCATGTGTCACCCACCTCGGCGATGGTGATCAGGTCGGCAGCAGCACTGTTAGCAAAAGAAAAAACGCCGCTTTCAACCATGCAATCAAAATCGCCGTTTGCTCCGGCTGAATTGTCGATTTGCTGCAGGGCGCGACCAGCGCAAACCTGGCCGGTGGCCGTAGCGCCGGGAGTGAGATAGCCCGACGCATTCAGCATGACGATGCTGCCCGCGAAGACGGTTTGAGAAGCCGCCACTGGCAGCTCGAAATAATCACCTGCACGTGCAGACGTGTTTCGATCAGAGGTTAATGCTGGCATTTTGGGCTCCTGTTACGCCGATGCGTTTTGAGTTTTGAGGTAATCCTCGTGACCAATACCCATCTGTTTGCAGACCGCTACGGCGGTTTCATCCAGTTGGGTGTCGTTCTTGTCGCTGTGGTCGTTGCCATTGCTCTGGGTGCGCGCCAAAGCGGCGATGGCCGGAGTTTTGTCGATATAGGCCTTCAGTGATGCAATGTTGGCTTCACCGAGCGAACGCGCCCACTCGATCTGCGACTCAACCAGTTTGCCCTCGGTCTGCGCGGCGGCGATCAGCGTTTCCAGCTCGCTGGCTTCGTTGTTTGATTTCAGCGCGGCAACCTGCTGCTTTAAGTCTTCGACAACCGTGAGCGGTGCGTACTGGCTTAAATCCACACCCGCGCCTGCGTTAGATTTGAGCGTGGCAACCTTGGCGGCAACATCATCGCTGTCGGCCAGGCCCAGCGCCTCGGCAGTTTTGTCATGCGCTTGCGCTTTGGATTTCAGTGTTGCTAAGGCGGTTTCAATTGCACTATCTCCGGCATCGGCTGCCAGGCCGAGCAGAGCAATGAGTTGGGCTTTATCCACGTCAGTCTCCTGGTGGTGATGGTTGGGGTTAAATTTGGCTACAGCCAGCTGATTGAGTGCCTCTTGCTGAACAATGGCGGGGTTGTTGGTCAGCGCCAGGTGCCAGAGATCAAGCGGCTGGCCCTCGTCGTCGTAAGGGAACACGGGTGAAACGTAGGCGTATTCGTCGGCTTCAATGGCCGTGCTGGCTTTTTTTGTCCAGCTCACATCGCCCACAACGCCCTCGCCCGGCACGTACTCGACCGATTGAGGGTCAACCCAACCGGCTGCCGGGGCGGGTTGGCCGTTGTATTCGCTGTTCAGCGTTTGGTGTTCGTAATCAATAACAATGCGCGCCTGGCGCTTTTTGACTTTCGCAACAACCAGCGCGGCAGCCTCTGGCGTGGTGTTATGGATGACGCCGTTGCCCTCAAACTGGCCGTCGGGCAGCAGCACGAGGCGATCCGGCGCGCTGCCGGTTACGGTCATGCGCAAAACGGCCAGCGCACAATGCGACGGCGTTTTAGCGGCCAGCACGGCGATGGCTGTGGCGGGGAGTGATGTCGGGTTTCGTTGCATGCAGCGCATTTTACTGCGGCACATCGGGGGTTATAACGGGAAGTGGTTCCGCGCAAAGGGTGGGGCGTGAATTACAAAATACCGGGGTTTTCGGGGTCAATCAATGCGGTTTTGCGCGGCTGATGCAAAATAACACCCCAGGCAGGATTCAGGACACCGTTTAAATACCGTTTAAATTGCCGCCAAATCAACGCGCAGGTTTTATCGGCGTCATGAGTTGGGTCTTGGATTACAAGGCCTCTGAGGGCCTCTGAGAGGGTTAATCGTCAAAGCGTTCGATGTGCTCGGTGAGGATTTGTTCGATATGGTCGGCGTCTGCTGCTGAAACACCCAGGAACTCGCGGCCCGGAATATCACCCCACGGCACGGGCGCGCCATTGCTGGCGGTGCCGTACTCGCCCTTATCAGCACCGAAGTGAAACGTGCCACCGTATTCCATCGGCGTGCCCACCAGCAGGCCCTCGGCATCAACCTGGTAGGTGATGGTTTTTGACAGCAGCCCGGTTTCACCGATGCCGGGGCGTTTGTTGATGGCCCGGCTTGAACCCTTGGCGGTGATCTTTCCGGTCTTCTTGCTGAAGCTGGTTTTATATTTGCCCAGGTATCGCAGGATGGTGGTTTGAGCGTTCGCAGCCCAGCTGCTGCCGTCGGGCGCTTCGCTGGTCTCAAAGCGCTGTTTGGTGCTGTCGGCCAGCACTTCGCCGATTTCATACCAGGCTGAATCCAGATCATCAGTCAGCTCGGCCAGCTTGTTAAATTTGCGCTTCGCCTCTTCGAGACCGGTTATTTCATTTTTAATTTCCATCAATAATGGCCTCAATGGCGCGCCCCACCAGCCGCTCGAAATTCAGCAGGCTGGCGGCTGTTTGGATGCGACCGACAGCGATAGTGTGGGTGTTGTCTGCATTGACGCGCGCACCGGGCTGGCGGGTTTTGGCTGCAAAGCCGATGCTCAACACCTGCGCGCCATCGTTTTGCTCGCCAGGGTAGACGTACAACAAAGCCGGGCGTGTTTGCGTGTTGTCGAGCAGCACGGCCTGCGGTTGTTTGAGTTGATCGGGCAGGTTTTGCCAAAACAGTTCAGGCAGGCGGTCGGCTGCGGTGCTTGACAGCGCTGCATCAATAGCGCGGGCGCTGAGCGTTATGGCGGCGTTTTCGGGCTCCAGGTCGCGGGCGGTGAGCTGTTCAACCAGCTCGGCTGACAGCGCACCGACCACGCGGCTTTTAGCTCGGCGTTGCTGCGCTGCTCCGTTTGCCCAGGCTGCGTAGTCGTGCGCTGCGGTATCGCTATTGCCAGAGCGGGCAAAATAACGCGCGCCGAGCGCGGCAGGCAGGCGCTTTACGTTATCGCCCACTTGGCTGCGCAGCTCATCTGCAACCGACCCGCCCGGCATGTAATCCCAACCCTCGTCAATGCTTTCTTTTTGATCCGCAGGCGGTGGCGTAAATTTACCGCCCATTCGCTCGGCGGTTTTGCGGCTGACAGCGGTGACGTAGCACGAGCAGCCCCAGCCGTTGGGTGGGTAGTGTGTTTGCCACCATTCGTCGTCGGCTGCGAGTACGTGTTTGTTCCAGGCGAGATGATGCGGGCGTGGGTCGAGACTGCCGCCGTGACGGTACATCCAGTAGGGCGCGACGGCTTTAAGTTTCGGGTTTTTGAGTTGTTGCAGCCGCCCGGTGGCGTAGCTGGTGCGCAAGTTCGTGGTGTAAATCACGCGGGTACGCCAGTTGCGACTGCCGTTGTACTCCCAGCCTGTCTGCTTGACCAGCTCGTCAAATTGCGAGCGAAACCATTCAATGCTTTTGCCCTCGGCGGCAGACTTTTCGATGAGCCGGGCCATGTCGCCGAGCACGTTGGCGCGGGTAGCACCGGCAACAACAAAGGCGCGGTCGTGCGCGTTGCGCTCGATGTCGCGCCATGTGGCAGTGTCGATGAGGTTTTCTGTGCGCGCCTTGATTGCCGCGACTTGCTCAGAAAACGGCTGACGGATGGGGTGCTGTTTAGTCGGCATGGTTATGTGTTTACCCACGCCAGCCCTATAAAATCTCTGCGGCCCGTATTAATATCTTCAACGTGATGAATAACATCCCCATCAGCAACTTCGTGTTTTCCAATAACCTTAGCGACAGCGCTGCCTAATGCAAAACTCACTGTTGTTTCATCGCCAACACATAACAAGTCGTTTAACTCGGAATCGTCTTTCTTTGCTTCGCTCATCATTCCTCTCCGGTTAACTGGTCGTTAATTACAGCCCTACTGCTCGTCGACTTCGTCCTGCACGGCCTCGCGCCCGATGCCGTCTGCAACTGAAAACGCCAGGGCCATAACCTCTTGCAAGGCGCTGTCGTCCAAATCGCCGTAGGCAGCCAGCAGCGTGTCGCGCAGGTCGGCGAGGTCGTCGGCCTGTTCGGCCATTGCGCGAATCTGCTCGAACCACACGCGCAGCGGCTCGGCGGTCTCGGCTTCGAGCTGGTCGGCCAGTGTTTCGGGGGTGTCATTTTCGCGCCGGGATTTCAGCGCCGTCATCGTGCCACTGTAGTAATGGCGCAGGCTGGCGGTGGCCGGTGGTGGCTCGGTGGGCTCAGTGGGCTCGGGCTTTGGTGGTTGCAGCACCTCGTCCTGCTCGGTGGCTTGCGGTATGCCACTAACCTCGTGGGCATACCAGGTCGGTATTTGCATGCCCATGCTCACGAACGTGGGCAGCGACTCGCTCAGCAGCTTTAAATCCTCCGGCTCTTTGGTTTCGAGGTAAAAGCGCGGACAGCGGCGGCGGTCATCCAGCAGGCCGTTGAATGCCATCATTGGCCAGATCATGTATTCAGTGATACTGCTGCTGTATTGGCGCACATCCGAGCGGATGAGGCTTTTGGTGGTGCGCTCATGAACATTACCGAGGGCGTTGGTGTTAGTCCCCTCGCCGGTGCCGCTGGTGAGTGAGCCGCCCAGGATGGCTTTGGCTTTAGCGCGCTCGCACCAGTTCAGCATGGCCTCGAACATGTCTGACTTGCCGTCAGCCGCCTCCAGGTACTCGATGCTCATGCCTTCCGGGATGATGCCAGCGGCGCGGTGCCCCATCGTCGTTACCGCGCGCAGCAGAGTGGCTTTTTCATCCGGCGAGGCGTTGGTTGGGAACTTTCCCAATCGGGCCGGTATGCCATAAATCTCCAGCAACTCGGCGAGGTCTGCCAGTGCGTAGTTTTGAAACAGGTAGGGCCATGCCAGCACCCGGTGCAGGCCTGAGCGCGCCACATAACCGGCTTTAGCGCGGTGGCGGTGTTGCACCCAGCCGCCGTTCCACAGCTCGGCTCCGTTGCTGCTGTTGTCGCGCAGCATGAGTTTATTTTGGTCGGCGGTGTGCAGCCTGAACCAGCTGTGCGGCCTGAATATCGGCTGCTGCGGCTGGTGCCGCCCTTCGCGCAGCTCCCACGGTTGCTCCAGGTTGGCCCAGCCGTGGCCCACACCGGCACCGAGGTTGATAATCAAATCCTCAACCTCCAGCTCGGTGAACACCTCGTTGGCCCAGTCTGCGGCTTTTTGTTCGGCAGCACTGGCGTTGTCCGGTGCTTTAATCTGCCACTCCAGCTCGGCAGCCATGTTGACGCGCACGCCCAGGTCTGAGGCGATCTGTGCGTCTTTTTCTTCCATGTCTAAAAACAGCTCGTGCTGGGCTTTTAGGTCGCCGTGCTCAGCCGCCTCCAAAACCTGATAAAGCTTTGTGGGCGTGATGCCGTTGCTGACGTGCTCGGCAAACTCGCGATGCAGCAAGCCCACGCGCGCTTCATCTTCTGTTTGCTGTTCTTGCAGCGGGTTGCTGCCCGTTTGCCAGTTATCGAACAGGCGCTTGATGCGGTGCGGCATTTTCATCTAAAAACCTCCGGCTATTGACGGCAGATCGTCGTCATCAGCGTGATGACCGAGCCAGCTGTTTGCGGCTGGGGCAGCGGTGAATTCAATGGGTGAACTCAAATTGCGGCTGGCAAACCACATGAGCGCACCGGCGATGGCGGCATCGCCGTGGCGAACCAGGTCGGGCTCTTTGAGGTCGCGGCTTTCGAGTTTGGGCACCATTGGTATGCCGTCCACCTCGACTACCGCGCGATGGTCTTCGAGCAGGTTGATGTCTTTGGGCAGCTCGATCATGCCGTCCTGAAATGCGTCGACGTAGTGGCGCATTTCTTCGCCGTACCATTTACGGCTGAGGGTGACCTGGTGAATGCCTGCACCGAATTTATCAGCCGTGTACTCGGCCAGGGTCTGGCCGGGGCCGGTCGCGTCGATTGCTCCACCGGCAAATTTGGGCAGGTTGTCAATCAACGCCCAGAGGATTTGCTCCTGCTGTCGGGTGGGCACGTTATGCAGCTCAATGACGAACGGTACCGAGCGCTTTAGTGTTTGGCCAATGGCAGCAGGTTTGATAATGCTGAAATGTCGGTGCCGGGCAAAGTCCATGCCGAATACGTGCCGCAGGGACTCTTTAAGCAGCGGATAAAGCGGCTTTAAATGGTCGTTAATCCAGTCTTCACCCCAGCGGATTCGCTCGTACTCGTTGCGTTCAGCAAAGTCGTCAGGCAGCGCCAGACGCAGCACCGGGCGCTCTTCTGGCATGGCGTTTTCGACCCACACGCCGGGGATCGCCACGCCGGTGCCGTCACGCGGTATTGCATCCAGCTCTTCGCGCATCGCAGCTTTGCGCGGGCCGTAGCTGTTGCGGATGCGGTTGTACCATTCCTTTTTGCCTGCTGCTGTGGGCGGCTTGTTGCGCATAAAGCAGACGCGCTCATACAGGCCGTTTTCGACGGCGTCGTCAAACGTGACGCGGTAGACCACGGCATCTTTGCCGTATTGGCCGCTTTCAATGTCTTTAATGAGCTGATTGAAGGGATTGGATTTGCCGTTGTGCGTACTGATGATGCGAATTTTACCGCCCCAGATCAGCAGCGCGGTGGCCGACTCGATAACGCCTTCGACATTGGCATGGAACGCGGCCTCGTCAATGACCACGATGCCCTGCAGTCCACGGATGTTTTCGGGACGCGAACTCAGTGCCGTGATGTGATGCCCGCTGGCAAAGCGGATGCGGTAACTGCTAATCGAGCGGCTGCTGCCGTCCGGTTGCTGGTCTTCAAACAAAAACTCCTCAATTGAGCTGACGCCAGTGTTTTGCGCGCGGGCGATGAGCTTGGCGAATTTGGCGCAATAGCCGATAAACTCCAGGCCTTTTTCTTTTGTGTCGCCGATGTAGTAAACATTGTCGCCGCCGGCGCTTTTACGGCTGGCTGCGGTAATCGTGTCGTCGTGCGCTTCGGCAAACGTGACGCCGGTTCGACGCCCTTTATCGGCGACCTTTATGTCGGATTTGATGCCCACCCATTCGGCCTGGTGCTTCATCAACAAGCCCATGCCGGTGATGTCGATGTCGTCGCGAATATCGCGGGCGCGCGGCGGCAGTTCGTCCCAGTCGATGGTGCGTTGGGTGTCCTGGAGCGGGGTTAAGTTTTTTGACATAACTCGGCCTCAGTTCCCTGCAGCCTTTCTACTGAAATGTCAAAATATTCCGGCACCACTTCAATGCCGTGATACTGCAGACCATGTTTTAGGCATGCTACGCCGGTCGATGATGAACCCGCGAACGGATCAACGACCAGATCGCCCGGAGCTACACAGGCAATCAACTCTTCCATCAGTGCTACCGGCTTTTCTGTCAGGTGTTTTTTTCCGTTGGTTTTTGTGGTCGCCTTGATAATGCCGGGCTGGTAAACATCATCACGCGGCAGGCGATTTCCGCCCCACAAAATATACTCTGCCTGCATTCGAAACCCGCCCTTGTAAGGCCGGGAAGCGTTGCCCTTGTCCCAGACCAAGCAGCCGCGCAGGCGCAAGCCGCTTTCAAAGATGAGTTCTGTCATCTGAGGCAAATGCCGCCAGTCGATAAAAAACGCGAAAAACGACTGAGGCTTCAGCACACGACTTGTTTGCGCTAGTGAACTTAGAATGATCTCTTTCCATACGCTTTCTGGCAAACTATCACCGGCAAAGTCAGGTAGGTTGTCTTTATACTTCGCATTAGCACCGACGTATTTATCCTTCGTGAATTTCATCATCTCGCGTGTGGTCATCCCGCCCGACCCGTAGGGTGGGTCTGTGATCACCGCGCCGACACTATTGGACGGCATTTGCGCCATGACGACTTGGTTGCTACCCATGCTCATTTTCCAGCCGTTACCCTGCTTCTCTTTGATTTGATCCAGCAGCGGCTGACCGCACGTTTGGCAGGACTCCATAAATTCACTCATGTCACTACATCCCTTTTAAAAATTTGTCACGCCAGAATGCCGCTTGCTGGTCGTCCATACCGGCGGCAATGGCTGCCTCTTGGCCCACCTCTGCAGCCTGCTTAATGGTCTGCTCGCGCGCGGCGCGTTCGAGCTTTTGCTTTTCGGCATCGCGAAAACCGCGTTGCAACTGCGGCAGGGCTTTAACCAGCCCGCCGAGGCTGTCGTTGCCGTCGTTGTATTGGCGGCCTTCGATAGCGTCGAGGATCGCTGTGGTTGCGGTGCCCATTGCACCCTGCATGATGCTGGCCGAATCGCCCTCGAATACTTCAGCGACGCGTTTGGCGATTTCGGCACGTTCGGCGTAGTGCGCGACGCGTTCCTTGAGTTTTTTGGCGTAGCGGCCCAGGGCGCTGTGGCTAATCGTTAAACCTTTTTGGGCCAATAGATTAACCAGCTCCTGATAGCTGAGCTTTTTGTCAATCAGGTTGGCATCCAGCCAGGCGCGGGTTTCTGCGTTGAGTTTGTCGACGCTGCTGGTTTTGCCCCGGCCTGCGGCGCTGGCCGGTGGCTGGTAGTCCGGGTTATAAATCTCCAGCCCGTGAGCCTTGTCGGAGTGCAGCCATTCAGCGCCTGCAGGCGTAATGTAGGCTGCCATCCACGGCAGAGCGACATCGGCGACACGCACGACGCTTACAAGCCCGACATCGGCCAGGTATTCGATGCTATCGCGCACGCGCTCGACGGTTGGCTCTAGCTCGGCATCGTTGAGCAACAGGTTGAGCAGTGTGCGTTCACCCAGCGGATTGGGCGCGTAAAAGGACAGGTGCTGCAAGATGCGCAGGCGGCGCAGGCGGTGCCGATGTTGCTCGGTATCAGTCACGCTTGCGCTCCAGGGCCGACTTGATTTCGCTGATTATGGTCGATAGGCGGTCGTCCTGGGCCTGCTCCATTTTGCCGATGGTTTTGTTTAGGTCGCGCGCGATACCGCTGAGCCGTTCGTGAACGGCCTGCATTTGCTTTTCAAAGACCGCAGCCAGCTTGCCGGTTTCGCCTTTGCTCGCAAACTCGCTGCTGATGTGCTGTTGCAGCTCGACAAACATCTCGTCGTGTTTATTCAGGCGCTGGTTGTGCTGGTCGATCATTCGGCGGTTTTCATTGAGACGGTCATCCTGCAGGTCGTCGATTTGGTTGTCGCCCTTGTCGCGCCGTGACACGGCGTACTTGTGCCAGGTAAAGCCGATACCCAGCAAGCCGATAATCGTCGCCGCAAATGCTTCAATGCTGATCATCGTTGCCCCCATTTTTCGTGCGCGGTTTTGCAGTCAACACAGCGGGCGGCTAGCGGGTGGATTTTCAGCCGCTCTTTGGGGATCGGGTCGCCGCAATCAATGCAGATAATCTGGCCAAATTCGTCCTTTTCCTGATCCGGTTGGGGGGCGCGATTTTGGGCGTTTTTGAGCGCGTGGTCGCGCTGCATCATTTCCAGGTCTTTGGCGTGGTCGAGGTCGTCCATCAGGGCTTGGCTCCACGGGCGGTTTTGTTGATGTGGTCAGCCAGTGGCACGAGGTTGGGGGAGCGGAAATAGTGCGAATGGTTTAAGGAAAACCGCCCCGGCGAGCTGTCAATAAAAGGCTTGTTTTGAATGCGCGGGTCGGGTGCGCCTTTGTAGCCTGATTGGCCCATCGCGCCGAAATCGTGCCACCAGAGCATTTTGCCGAGCGTGAGCGCGACGTCGTATTGGTTGTGGTAGTTATAAAGGTGCGTCATGCCGTGGCGCGGGAACGTGAAGTCGTCGTTCATCGCTGCGCCGAAAAACCACACCCGACCAAAACGAGCACCCATTTCCATAGCTCGCAGGGTCAACAGGCAGCCGTAGCTGTGGGCAATCACCCAGTCGCCGGGTTGGTGGTGTTCAAGGATGATTTCGGCATTTTTGCGCTGCCGGGTGCGTGAGCGTGCGCCGAATGCGGAAACGCGCGGGTAACTGATGTCAACACCGCTGTGGCCCAGTTTGTTGAGTTCGCTGTAAAGTCGGTCGATGTTGCCCTCGCCGTTGCTGCGAATACCGTTGATGCTCAAAAATCTCATTGGTTATTTCCTTTGCAAGCTGGGTAGCGATTGGGGTGGCTGAGGTCGGGCCAGTGGTTGGCGTTTAGCCAGGTCTGCACGTCGAAGCCGGGGCAGGTTTTGCCGCTGTCGAGGTCGCAGTGCCCTAATACGTGCTGATTGCCGATGTTGAATAGACTTTGCAAACCGAGCACCAGGCGGCGCAGGGATTGCAATTGGCATTCGGTGTATTGATCGTGGCCGATCAGGCAGATGCCGACGCTGTTGGCGTTGTGTCCTTTCACGTGCGCACCGGTTTCGTTCAGCGCCCGACCGGGCGTGATCTGCCCGGCCAGGTCGATGACGTAGTGATAACCGATATGCCGCAGGCGTGGTGATACGTTGTTTTTTACTTCACGTTTAAACCCTCGTTCGTGGTGCCAATTGTCTATGTCTTCTGCGCTCCACCACGCGCCATTGGGCACATCCGCACAATGGATGATGATGCGGTCAATGTTGGCGGTGTCGCGAAGGTTGGACATGGCTGCTTCAGTCAGTTGCTGAGAGCCTAATTCTACGGGGGGGAGGGTGCGATCTTGACCGGGAAGTGGTTCCGGCCTGGGGGGGTGGGGTGGAGTTTTTAGTCTACGCAGATTAAGGCGCAGTGCAAATGGTTGGGGGCTGGCCTTCTGTTCTAGCTGTTATGAGTCTTTCGCCTTTTCCAGCGCGGCAGCCCAAATCCCCTGAAACTCTGCCCATGCGCCATCCGAGGGAAGAGAGCCCAGATCGCATGCGTTGTTGCTGTGCATGATGATCTCTTCGTCAATCTCTTCGATTAGGTTGTCAGGTATTTCAAGGGTTATTTTCATCCTGCTCTCCGATCTAGGCGCGCCTTGTATGGTGCTGTATAACACGCCAAACAAGCAGGCCGTATAATCACCTGTTATAACGCTAATTCGCCTTGGCCACTTTCGCGGCGCAACCGTTCGCGTCGGTTCTTTCTTCGCATCTCTGCATCGTGCCCGTTGTGGCATTTTTGGCAGAGCGCAGCCAGGTTCAGAAAGCTGGCCGCTTCCGGTCGGTGGTCGTAAACGTGCGCCGTGGTCAACACCACCTTGCTGCCTGTTTTTGGGTGCGGCTTCCCGTTCTCGGCTCCGCACCACTCGCACTTGTTTTTTGCTCGGTAGTGCCTGATAAACCGGCTGCGTAATTTCCAGTCTTTCGGGTATCTCGCTTTCATTTCCGGTCGTATCGGCATAATCAACTCCGCGTTATAACAAGTCGGTCAAGTTCGCCCTTCGGGCGGGACGCTCGCAAGCTCGCGCCCCTTACCTCGGTCGTTACCTGGCGCAAACATGCGCTTCATCTTCAAGAATAAAGGTCATGCAGTCCGGGCATTCACCTACGACCTTTTCACCTTCGTCCTGCAACCCCTTCGCCACGCCTTCCAGTAATTCGCCCAGTGCGTTTCGGTCTTTTGCATACGGCGCGGAGAACTCCAATATTCCGTCTCCGAAAGTAAGTCGGTAACGAACATTGCCACGTAACAATGCGTTCAACTCAAAATCGTCTTTCTTTGCTTCGCTCATCATTCCTCTCCGGTTAACTTGTCGTTATGCCCCACCAACATCGCCACCCATCAACCTGACAACATACCCACTACCCTTTTTGGCTTTCTCAATCTGCCAGTGGATGCCGTTGTAGCGATCCAGTTGTTTGTTGGCGGCGTTGTCGTTGCGTTCGCGGCCGACGCTGCGCAGTAGCTCGGCTTTGTTTTGCTCCGGGTGGGCCTGCAGGCTGGCTTTGATACTGTCGATGAATGACTTATCTGCCTCGCTGGTGCGGGCCTCCTGGATGTCGAGTGCGGTCAGCCCAAGGGTTTGGGTGTTGATGCGCCAGGCGCAATCACTGATGCCGCCACGGTCTTTTTCCGCTGTGAGCAGGTAGTCGATGCGGCCTGCCGTTTGATCCAGTTGCAGCAGTGAAAACATGTTGTCGCAGCTGTTATAGATGTTGTTGCTGCCTTCGTAGTTTTTGCCGTCTTTATTGGCGTGGTTGAGCACTAACACGGTGGCACCGGCATCGCGCAAATTTTTCAACAGGGTCATGGCGTAGAGCGCGCCGGAGTCGCTGCGAATGTTGCCGATGTCGCGCAGACTATCGAGCACGACCAGTGTGCCGGTGAGTTCGTCGCGGTTGGCGTCGGCCAAGTGTTCCAGCATTTGCGCGGGGGTTAAATTGCTCACGCCGCGCTGCACATAATGCAGTGACGGGCAGGGCTCGATCAGCTTTTGCAAAATGCCGCGATCATTGAGCACTTGAATGGGGTTGTCGTAATCGAGATAGATCACCTGGTTGTGCTGCGCGGCCAATTTTGCGATGGCGAGTGCCAGCCAGCTTTTGCCCTGCCCGCCTGCGGCGTAAACGAGGGTGATTTGTTCCTGGGCAACAAAGTCGGGGATTAGCCACTCGGTGTGCTGATTGAAATGGTTGGACGTGAGGGCGTGGTGGGTGATGAAGTCGAGCATTTTTAGTCCTTAAATAAATCAATTTGCTGGGTTTCGGTTTCCGCTTTGGCGCGGGCTTTGATCGCCCGCACCCAGCGGTCTGATACGTTGAACTCTCCGGCCAGGTCAACGGTGCGGGCACCGCGATTGCTGGCTTCAATAATTTTTTGTTGTTGCTGGCGGGCGAGTACGTTTTTGCAGTTGGGGAGGTAAAACTGCTCGCCGCTGTAGTGTTCGATGAGAGTGCGCAGTGCTGTTTCGCCGATAATTGGATTTAGCCAGTGCCCGGCGCTGTATTTGACCGGCACTTTGAGTTCGCGCCCGCCGCGTGCGTTGACGATGGCGCGCACGGCTTCGGTGCCGATAACGTCGATGAGATCAGCGATGGTGGCGGGGATATAATCCATTAGCGTTTTAGCGCCTCAATTTCTGCGCGCAGCTTTTCGATTTGCGGTAGCAGTTCGTCATTACCGGCACGCTCGCGCATGGTTTCGAGGTGTTTAAGCTCGCTGAGCTTGCTGTTTAAACGCTGTTTAAAGTTGTTTTTTTGCTGGGTTTTAACGTCGGCTGTGTGATCTTCCCAGCGGCGTTCGTTGAGCCACCGTTCGGCATACGCCGGGGTCGACGTTCGGGTTTTGCGCGCGGCTGCTTCACGCTTGGCTTCTGCCAGTATGCGGTGGTATTGCTCGTCGCTGATCGGGTCGAGCTTGACCCACGACAGCGCCGTTCTTTGGAGTGGAGCAAAGCTTTTTCCATAGGCTGCCCGGAACTCTTCAAGCCGCTGCTTTTCCGTCTGGCTCAGTTCTGCAAGCCAGTTTTTGTTTTCACGTTTCGTCGCTTCCTTTTTGGCCTGGTCACCAAACCCCCTTTTGCTCAGGAATTCCCAAAGCCACAGCGCATGGTTAAGGCGTTCCTCGGCGTTTTCGCAATTCGGTAGGGCGCGAATAAAGTAGTCACGCACAAAGTCGATCTGGGCTTTGGTGGCGGTCTGTTTCATGTGTCTTGCTCCGTGGCTTGGCACTCCACGCGCTCGCGCCATTTTTTCAGCGACTCAATCACAGTGGTGGCTTGTCGTTCATTGCGCAGCCAATCAACACGGTCGATGCCGGTCAGGCGTTTTGCAAACTTATTGAGATTGGTTTCTGTGGGATTTTTGACGATGCCGTCATTGCCCATCTCTATCCACAGTGCGCGGATTTTATCGAGCTGGGTTTTGCTGAGTTTGTGCGCGCTGGCGGGGCTTTTCTTTTTGCTGCGGCCTGGCTTCCAGCCCAGCGCCTTGAGGTGCATGACCACTTTGTAACGCCCGTGCATGTCCAGGTCGCGGCTGCTGTTTACCCGTGCAACCGTCCAGAGCATGGAGCGATACGTGTCGTCATCCATGCCCAGCTCTTTTTTGGCGATGTGAATCTGAGCGAGTTGGTTGTTGCGGTTGGCCACGGTGCTACTCGCTGCCCACCAGGGCGGTGTCGTGTTCGCTGGCATCGCTGATTTCAACCACGCGGGCGCAAGTCCACCCCACCTGCCGGGCGGGGCCGTAGGCATAAACCAGGCAGTTTTTTTCTGCCAGCAGGTTGCGCATCACGCGCGCGCCGACGGTGTGTTTGTGCAAGCCAGGTTCCGGGTTTTTGATGTGGCGGATGAAGTGCTCGTCATCGATGAGCATTTGCATGGCATCGCCACGCTGCGGCAATTCAAAGCGGATTAGCTTCATTGTGCAGCCCCCAAAACCTCTTTAGTCAGGTCTTTAACGCGAACAATGTCGGCGTGGCCCGGCAGGTGCTCAAGCAGGTCGAAGGCTTCAAGGTATTTAACTGCCTCGGTGACAATTTCTGTGTCGCGTTCGTTGCTGCCCAGGTCGAACCAGAGGCTCTTTGGGGCGGGTTTGGTTTGCGGCTCATTCGGGTTCGGAGTCAGGTGATTCAAGATGCTGTCGCCGTGGTCTTTGCCTACATTGCGTTGATTGTGTTCGATAAAAACACAAACCAGTGTGCATTCAATATCGCTGCGCGCGGCAGAGTAGGCCAGGCGGCGTTCTAGTTGGGCGATTTCGCGTGTTAATGCGGGCATTACGCGGCCTCCTCTGATGTGATGTTTTCGAACTGTTTCAACAGGGCGTTGACGGCCTTGTCGACGTCGCTATCTTGCGGTTTGATGACGGTGTTTTCGGTGTCACCTTCAATCCGAATGCCCAGGCGCTTGAGGTCGGCGGCTTTCAGGTCGGCCACGCTGGGTTTGTGTACAGACTCGCGCACCGTGACCAGCAGTACCGCCTGCTCTTCGGGCAGTTGGCGGCGGATTCGCTCGATGGTTTTTTGCTCGTCATCAATCTTTACTTTGCCGCGTTGCGTTTGACGCCCAACCTTGACGCCGCTGAACGTGTAGCTGCGCGGCTTCTCGAACAGCTCTGGCTCGGCCTCAATGGCTGAGCGCAGGGCGGCATGGTGGTCGGCGGTGGCGGCGACCGCTTTGCGAATGCCGGGCAGCTCGCGGCGCACGAGCGCCAGTTGTTCGGCCTCCAGGGCGGCCAGCAGATCGGCAACGCGGCTGCGGGCCTTGGCGTAGGTTTCGGTGAGTTTTTCAATTTCGTTTAATGGCATGGTTTTCTCCTGTTTAGTTGGGCAGGCGCAGTTGGCCGCGCAGGTCGGGCACGCTGACGCGTTTCATCTGTGCGACTTGCTGTAGCGATGTCATGGCGCGTGCATACAAAAAGTCGCAGGCGCGATTCAATTCGGCTTCGTTGGCGGCGATGTAGTAGCCGGTGCTGGGGTGGCCGCAAATGTGCTGGCCGTCCTGCCGTAGCGCGGCAATGGCATGGCGCAACTGGCGGCGTTCGTTTTCGGCGCTGGGCATGGCCGGGCTGTGCCCGGTGATTTCGCAGACCAGCTCGTGCGCGTTGACACCGTTGCCAATGCCGATGTGGCGGGTCAGTGCGTTCAGCACTGTGGTTGTGTCGATATTGGTACTCACCGTGATTCCTCCAGTCTGTTTGTTTCCCATATGACGCGGCAGTGCTCCAGTCGAGCCTGATAGCGATACCGCATGCCGCCCGGTTTGTTGCTGTGGGTGTAGCGCAGGCCGTTGAGCCGTTTCGATAGCGAGCGCTGATCAGCGATCACGACGGTGGGCGTCGATTCGATGCTCACGCTCAAAACGGTGCAGCCCATGTCGTTCAGTTTGATCACGCATTGCGCGGTGTTTCGGATGTGCTGCCGCATGATCTCGTTTTGCGTGTTGCGGCTGGGTACCAGTGGGTGGGTGGCGCTCATAGCGATTCCTCCATGCGTTCGGCGGCGGCGAGTATTCGTGCCCCGGCAATCAATGCCTCGCGGGCGATGACTTTCAGGTCGCCGGTAGCGGCTGCCAGCTCATCGTTTAGCGCCTCGGCGCTTTCGGTTTTTAGGGTCGACGACTCGTGCGACACGCGCGACTCACTGACGGGTTCAGTGGTCTGCGGCGCTGTTTCCAATTGCGGTATGGCACCGGCTTTGTGCGTGGGCGCATGATTCGGCTCCGGTTGTGTGGTTAGAGTCCAGCGGTCGTCCAGGCCCTCAATGGCCAGGCCGCGCTGCTCCAGCTCGACCAGTAGGTTGTAAACATGGTTGGCGTCACTCTTGGTCGCCGACAGCGCTGCCAGTTCTTCGGCGCTGCGGGGTTGCTGACTCAGTAACGCGATGAGTTCGGGGATGAGTTGTTGGTAGGTTGGGGTCATGGCTTAGCCCTCCAGTCGTGAGTGAGGGCAGCCGGAGCGGCAGGCCTTGTAGAGCTTGACGCGCAGGCTGTTGGCGTTCGAGTAGGGTGTTTTTTGATGTTCCAGGCAGCGGTTGCCGCGCATGGGGCCGAGCACCGGGCAATTGATGCGCTGGCCCATTAACGCGCCCTCAACGGCTTTTTTAACGGCCCCGTAATCGCCGGGGTATTTGTTGGTAACAACCTGGCTGACCGCCGTGGTTGAGTAGCCCACATCGGCTGCAATGGCTGCCTGGCTCTTGATGTCGCAGTGTTCGGCGAGCACCGCGACCCAATCGGGCAGGGTTTCACCCCAGGACTCGCGGGCCTTTTCGATGTTGCTTTTTTGGCTCATTGGTCGACTCCGTCGGTGTGGCTCCACACCACTGTTTGCAGGTTGGCATCGAAAACGCTGTGGCTGCGTTGGATTTTCGGTGCCAGTGGGCCGCTCACGCGGGCGGGTATGAGGCGGTAACGGGTGGGGGTTTGGCCTTTTTTGCCTTTGGCTTCTACGCGCAGGTATCCGGCGCGTTTCAGTTTGGTGATGTAGGTTTTTACATACGCCTCTGAGGGCTGGACGTGGCTGCTTTGGCTATGCACCACGATGTCTTGCACAGAAAAGGTTTTGAGCACGCGCATGGCGTTCCAGATTTGTTCAGACATCAGGCCCAGGCGGCAGGGCTGGCCGTTGCGATCGACCCGTGGCGCATCCACGCCGCAGTCGTTAATGAGTTGATAACGGGCTGCGGTGAGTATTTTCTGGTCGTCGGTGCGCTGCACAAAGCCCGCTTTTGCCAGGCCTCGCAGGTAGGCGCGGATGGTGTCCTGGCTGGCGCGGGTTTTGCTCTCGATGCGTCCGACCGCTATGTTGTCGCGGAATTCGCGCACAGCGGCCCAAATCGCTTCGCGGTGATAGAGCATGTTGTGACGCAGCGGGCCATCAATTGGGCCGCGATGGGTTTTTGTGGCTGCCATTTACACAGCCCTCCGTGTTGCTACGCCGGTGAAGATGGGGTTGTCGCCCCACTCGTTGCTGCCAATGGCGCTCAGCCCGTGGGTGAGTGCGAATTCCTGCACGTTGGCGAGGTTGATGCAGGTGCGGCTGACGTTGCCGCGACAGGCGTTAAAGATTTGCTGCAGCAGGTCGTCTTGTATGTCGACTTTGGTGCAGTACAGATCGGCCAGCTTTAAGGTGTCATCCCAGTCGCAGGCCTCGGCGGGCACCCAGTCGAGCACGCGATTGTGGAATCGTTCGTGCTGGCGCAGTTTGGTTTCGAGATTTTCCTCGCCGATGATCAGGATCGGAGCGCCGGAGCTGTCATACAGGTCGCGAATCATGTCGACCTGACCTTTTTTGATCAGGTAGTCGAACTCATCAATCAGTAATGGGCGGCCCGAGTCGGCCAATTGCTGAGCAGCCTGGCTGGCCATGTCGGCGATGGTTTTCATGGGCTTGATGCGCATTTCTTCGAGCAGTTTTTGCAGGAAGGTTTTGCGCGACCAGGTGTCTTTTGCCTCGACGTAATAAGAGCGGTATTCGCTGTAAACAAACGTGGCGGCGGTGGATTTGCCCCAGCCGGATGGGCCGTAAAGACTGATGATGCCGGGCAAGTGGCCGGGTCGTTGCGTTACGCGCTGCAAGGCCATCATGCAGCGGCTGACGTTTTGCAACATCGCCAGCCTGTTGACGGCTTGGTTTGTGTCTGTCATTTTATTCTCCGTAAATCGTGGACTTTGGTTTGCATGGGCGGCTCTGGCAGGAGTCGCCTTTTTTATTGGCCGAGGCTTTCGCTCTGGCCAAATTTCTTAAGGCGTTTTCGCGCCTGATATTCGTTGCTCTGTTGGTAGTTACGCAGCCAGCGGCGATCCACTTCCAACAATGAGTCTTCTTTGTTTTCCAGCCTGCAAGCACGCGCAAAGCGCTGTTCGGGTGTTTCTGTTTTGATGCGTTGAACCGGTGCAGCCTTGGGGGCGGGTTGGGCCTTTTGTTGCTGGCGCGACTCAAGCTGTTTTTGCAGTTCCTTTTCCTGTTCGTTTAACCCGCCTTTATGCGGCTGTTTCGGGTTGCGGGCCTGGTGGGCTTTTTGTGCCGATTCGAGTGCGGGGGTGCTGTAGCGGTCTTTGCGCTTGGGCAGGTCGGTGACGTTGCCCGCTTCGGCTTTGCGATGCTCAATAACAGCCTGCACCGGGTTTTGCTTGATCTGGCGAGTGAAGCGGCGAGCCTCTGCGGCCTGTTCGGCCATGAATTTTTTCTGCGCGCTTTTGATCGCCTTGGCGTGTTCGTTACGGCTGATGCCGAGTATTTCGGGGCATTCAGCCCAGCAAAGGAACTGGCCGTCTTCGGCCAGATAAACGGCCAGGCGTCCGATGTCCTGCTCGTCATAGCGCAGCCGGACTTGCTCGCCCGCGTGGCGGAAGATCAGGCCGTCAAGGTCGTGGTAGTTGTGGTTGTTGAAGCGGATGCCTTTTTTACCGATCACGCGATCACCAGCAATATCGCTCATCAGCTCATCGAGTGCGTGAGGGTCGGTGATTTCGCGCAGCGTGTGCGAGTAAGAACGCCAGGCTTGCATCGGCGTTTGGCCGTTTAGGCCGCTGTGTGGTTCGTTTTCGTAGTAGGCCTCCACCCAGTCGTCGAGAATTTCTTGCAGTTGCTCAGGGGAGACGCTGACCTCGACCACCTCGTCCTTTTTCATGATTCTCTGGGCGAATGATTTGCGCGATTCAATCGCCTTGCGCTCGGCCACGTTGTGGCCAATAAAGCCTTCGAGCAGGTTAAGAATGCCGTGGCTCATGGTGCGGAAAAACCGCTCGATGGTGCCTTTTTCTTCCGAGGCGAACGGCACGCAAATTTGGTGATCTATCTGTAGATCGAAAAGCAGGTTGTCGACCGATTCGCTGACGTAGTCTTTGCCGTTGTCGGTGCGGACGATTTCAGGGATGCCCCAGTCGAGAATGGAACGGCGCATGACTTGTTTCACGGCTGCGGCTGTGCTTGTTTTGCTGACGTAAGGCTTGACGCGGCGTGTGTGTAAGTCGATGCAGCCAACAACGACGTGACGACTGCCGTCGGTGAGTAGCCATTCGCCGGGGGTGCTGTCCAGTTCCCAGATTTGATTAGGGCGGTGTACGTCTTCTGTGACAGAGCCGACGCCGCTCATGTAGATGTTTTTCCACCGGTCTGGGTTTTGCAGATAGGTGAGCAACTGCGGGTTGTCGTCTCGCCATTGCTTTAAATAGTTGGCGATGGCGGATTGGCTGACGATGTTGAGATCAGGGCGCTCGGCTGCGATGAGCTGCTTGAGCGCTTTGCTGGTGATCTGTGGGTATTTTAAGAAATGGCCGAGCACCAGGCGCTGCAGTTCGGGGTGTTGGGATATTTTGCTCTGCCCTTTGCGGTTGCCGTAATTGGTAACAAGCCCCCAGATGCCGTTGTTTTTATACGCCATCAGCCATTTGTATAAAGTGCTGGGCGATAGTTCGCGCGTGCCGCAGCGGTTGGGCAGCAGTTCTAAAACATGCTGGGGCAGAATAATTGCGCCGGTATTCACGCGGTACGCTAAGTGCTCTCCCGCCTGGCGATGGCTGATTTGTTCTATACGGCTGATTTCAAAAATCTGTCGCACCAGCCAATGGCGGGCATCCGCTTTTATGCGGCGAGCATCGGTTCGATCAAGCGCGTTATATTGACGGCGACCCTCTTCGATTTGTTTTATTTTTTGTGTTTGCTTCGCCGTGACCTGGTTTATTTTTTGTGCGCTGTCGTCGTTCAGTTCTTTAATTGCGCTTTGATTAATAATTTCTGTTGAACGGTGTTTATTGATGGCCTCTTTAATTTCCGCTGGAAGCTCGTCCATAAAATAAAGGCGCTTTTTTCCGCCTCGGCAGGTGGATTCAGAATAGGGCCAGTTGTTGCGCGTCGCGCGTTTTTCGATGGCGCGCTTGCTAACGCTCACTGCCTGCGCGATTTCTACAAGGTCAATCGTTTCCATCGTCCAACCCTTGATTCTTTAACACGCTCTGCAGTTCTTTTATTTGCGCATCCATTTTTCTTTTCGATGTCATCAACCGGCCTAGCCGGGCGTTTAATACGTCGGCACCCCATGACGCTTGGCCACCGCGCTTGTTGACCAGCCAATCTGTCAGTAAATGGCTGTGGCAAACCTGCTCAAGCAATGCGACTCGATAAAGCGGGATGTTGTGGTCGGGGCGTCCGGGGCTGGCCCAGGCGTCAAGCATGTTTTTGCTAACGTCATCACCGGAAAGGCGCGACATTTCGGCAGCGATTTGCCAGCGGTCATCCGGGTGCATTTTGAGCATTTCAGATACCCGGTTGGACACCTCAAAGGAGTAGTTGGCGCTGCCCGGATCGGGGTGTCTCTGTTCGGGTATGCTGAATAGGTCGATGGTTTGCTCGTCTTTGCGGGCCATGTCAAAACGCCTCCGCAGTTTTTACATTACGCGCCATAGCGGCTTTGTTAGAATTCCTGGCACGTTGATTCTCGCGGCGGCGTTCATAGCGCGCTGCCCAGATGATTTCAGGTGCCAGGCCGAGGGCGTGAGCAATAATTTGCTCGCCTTTAGGCCAGTCACGATAAAGCGCATTGGCCACTGTGTTTGTGGATGTGTAGCCATGCTCTTTAGATAGCTGCCGAAGCGTTACCCCTGCCTTGTGCAGGGCCGCGACAATGTCGGCCTTATGCCAGTCCTCAAGAGGGCTTTTTTTGGCGTTTGTGTTTGTAGACATGTCTACATTTAAGACACCAAACGGGAACCATGTCAACTCCCGTTTGGACGTTCGCACTTGTTCGCACTTTCGGTTTTTCTAATATACGGCTCCCGAACGGGGATTTTGCTTATAAATCAATGACTTATGAAAGTGCGTACATGGGCACCGTTTTGTGCTCTTTTTTCGAACGGGGAGGAATTAAGTGCGAACATCGTCAATAGGCGAAAGAATCGCCAAAATCCGGGGTGGAGAGTCTCAGGTAGATGCTGCCAAGCGCTTTGGTGTGCATAAAACCAGCTGGGGAAGGTACGAAAGAAACGAGCGTGATCCCGATGCTGAGGTGCTGATTGCGCTAAGCAAAGCTGGCTGGAACCCCACCTGGATTTTGCTCGGTGAAGGGCCAGAAAAACTGGGGGCATTACAAAATTTTGTGGCAGAAAATCGCGCTGAATACAGCGAGTCCGATTTCGCTAAAGTGCCGCTTTTTGACGTTACTGCATCGGCAGGTTATGGCGCTTTATCGGATGAATACGCAGGCTATAAAACTTTATCGTTTAGAAAAGAATGGCTTATAAATCAAGGGCTTACAGAAGGTAAACTCGCCGCTCTGGAGGTCAGTGGAGACTCAATGATGCCCACGCTGGCGTCGGGTGATACCGTCCTGATTGATCGCAAAAACATCCAGCCAATCGTTGATGCAATCTACGTGATAGTGGTTGACGGCCTGCTCATGGCCAAGCGGCTCCAACTAACCGGTGATGGGCTGCTAGTGACCTCTGATAACCCTGTTTATAAAGGCTTCAAAGTGAGCGCGAATGATGACCTGGTGGTCATTGGTAAAGTGGTTTGGGCGGGTAGAAGTATGCGCTGATTAAAGTGGCTTAAAACGGCGTTTAAAGTGTACGCACTTGTTCCAAACCATTCTGGAAATGCTCTCGTGTTATCATCAAAAACGCGAAAACCATCCGCGAAAGCAATGTTCAACAATAAACATCGCAAAACGCCTGAGAGCCGCATTTTCATTAGGTTTATCCCACGAAATCCCGAAAAATCCAATTTTATCCCGTGTTCCTAACCATATGAAGTTCTACAAAAAGTAACCAAAAAAGCCGCCGCTGCGTTTCGGCTATTCAGCCATCGAAGCAC